ATAAAACCGCCCTTCAAAGTAATATATTTAATCAGTGTAATCATATTTTATACCCCATAACAGCGTATGTCAATTAAAGAAAAATAAAAATCACGAAAGTTTCAAAAAAATTAAAAATAATTGTTGACAAATCAAATTTTATGTTATATAATAATGGAGCTGACTTGTTGAGGCGACAAAAATTAAATAATTTCGAGGTGTAGCTCAGTTTGGTAGAGTGCTTGGTTTGGGACCAAGATGCCGCAGGTTCAAGTCCTGTCACCTCGACCATAGAAAAACCGCACTATTAAGCCGTTTTCAGGCTCTTTAGTGCGGTTTGTTGTTTTATATTATCCACTTAAAAACTATGTAAAAAGGTATAAAAAATTGCAAACAGGTGGCTCAAGAGGTGGCTCAAAAAATTATGCTCCGAGAAAAAATCAAGCTTCTCGGAGCATTTTTGCGAAAAAAATTACACAAACTTTTAGCTTACATTTTGTGCAAGGTAACTATCAAGTTTTGATACATTAGTCTTTTTCTTTTGTTGAACAAAATGTGTATATATGTTCATCGTTGTTTCGGGCTTGCTGTGGCCAAGCTGATGTTGCACATAAAGTACATCGTAACCAGCATAAAATAAGTTCGTTGCGTGAGTATGTCTTAAATAATGAGCTGTAAAAGGCTGTATAATCTGCGGAACACCGTTAGGGTCGTATTTACTGCGTTAAGCACCCTTGCATTTGATTGCATAGGTGCTTTTATTTTACCCCGCCGTTGGTTTATACGGCTGAATTTCTACCGCAGGCAAAGCGGCAAGGCAGGGCGGTTGCCCTGATTGTGCAAAGTATATAGGCAGGGTGTTTATTGATGATGTGTATTCAAACGGCAAAAAATCGGACGGTGATTATCCGCTGCTTTCAACCGCCATAGCGGAGGGACTTTTCCACCCTCGCTGTAAGGACAGCACAAGCACCCACTACCCTGAACTTGACGATTTGAGCGGACCTCTCTCCGATGACGAGCTTGCAGAGCTTGACCGCCAAAGAGGACTTGAAGTACAGCAGCAGCACGCAGAAAAGCAAGCCGAACGCTTTGACCGCAGGGCAAAATACAGCCTTGACGAGGATAACAAGAAGTTTGCTAAAGCAAGAGCAGACGAGTGGCACGACAGGGCGGATAAGTTGGCGGAAAAGGTTAAAAACGCAGAAAGTAATTCATCTGAAAATGTTGCAAAATCTCAAAAAGCTGTTATAATGAAATCAGAGGGTGTGTTGGATTTGGAACAAGCAAAAAAGCGTGATCATAAGATTTATATTACTGATACAGCTATAAACAAAGTTGATTTAGTTAAACCAAAGGATTTTTCTGCTGCACAAGCATCTTTTATGAAGAAAAAGCATAAAGAATTGTTAAGTGTTGCAAAAAGCCAAAACAATAGTAATGAAGTACTTTTTATAGAAAATTTAGACTTTAACAATGAAGTCAGAATTTTAGGAGATGAGTTTGTAGTATCACCCGGTAAAAATCCGTTTGCTGTTTCGGTTATAGCCCATGCGGAAAGACAGTCACTTGTATATTTACATAATCACCCAAGTACAAATACATTTTCTGTTGGTGATATTGATACTTTCATTTGCGAAAGAGCGGTAAAAACAATGTCTGTTGTCACAAATCAAGGCGAAGTGTATATTTTAAATAAACTTGACAATTATAATTTTAATGATACTAAAAAGATTTTGACCGAAATTTATAAATCTTATCCTGACGGTGATATAGATGACAAAGATTTTGTGAAAAAATTTTTAAAGCGTTGTCATGAAGGAGGAATTGAATATGCAAAATCAAAATAAAACTGTTATGAATATTGATGATAGAAACAAAGGAAGAAAAGGCATAGAAGAAATGCTGGAAAGAATGGAAAAGATGTCTGACTTGCCAAATAACAGCCCCACGCAGAACAAAACAAGGAAAGAAACAGCGTGAATATCTAACCGCTCCGTAACAAGAGCGGTTTTGTTATGCGTGAATTTAATACAGAGATTAGCACTTAATCAATCGGATTGAGTGCTTTTTTATTATTAATCAAAGAAAGGTTTGATACTATGAGAAAAAGAATTTTAGCAATTGTACTTATGGTAGTTATGATTGCAACAATCGTACTAATTACTGTGGGATGTACCGAGGCAACGCAGGTATCGTACAATGTTTCGCAGGAAGCAGACAATTTCAATGTGATACGCAGGCTTACGGTTATTAACACAAGAACCGATAAGCCCTCATTTGAACTTGTTGCCGCTTTTTCATTACAGGTTGATAATGACGATAACCAAATTGAGGTTGTCTGTGAAACGGGCAAAGGCGAATACAAAAAGCATATCATAGGTCTTAATGATGAAACTATGTATGTTGTAGAGGACATAAGCGGTGCAGAGGTGGATAAATACCGTTATGAAATTAACTTCCTGCCTAAACAGATTTTGCCGATTACATTTAAAAGTAAAGATTAACAACTAAACCCGTCGATTTCGACCGGTTAGAAAGGCGGTGACAAAATGAAAGTAAGAGTAATTACATCGTTCAACGATAAAACCGAGGGGTTTATTAACAGACCAATTAATGAAGTATTTGAATGCTCCGAGAGCAGAGCAAAAGACCTTATCAAACTTGGCTATGTTAAAGAGGCAGTCGAGGAAGTATCTGCCGAGGAAAAGCCAAAGCCTAAGAGAAAATTGACAAAACATATTTAAAACGCACTTGTGAGTGACTGCACAGGTGCTTTTTTATTGTCCGAAGACATTAAACTACGGGAGACACCGAGCAAAACTGAAACAGAGAGACACTCTATAAACTGACTATGGGAGACACCCGATAACTGAAAGGATTGATAAAATATGGCAGAAAATAACCCAACACCTAACCCAAACGAAACACAGCCGACACCGCAGGGCAACCCTGCACCTGCATTCGATTATGACAAGCTTGCAAGTCTTATTAACGGCAAGCAGAGCGTGACAGAGGACACGGTTTTAAAGTCATACTTCAAGGAGCAGGGATTGTCAGCAGATGAGATGAAACAGGCAATCGGTGCTTTTAAGGAGCAGAAAGCCAAGAACACACCCGACATTGCGAAAATGCAGTCTGACCTTGAAAATTCAAACAAGGCTAAGCTCATTGCAGAGGTGAACCAGTCGGCTACTCTTGAGGCAGTTAAGCAGGGTGTGGATATTGCAAGCATTCCGTATGTACTCAAAATGGCGGACTTTTCTGCAGTTTCCACAGACGGCAAAATCAACACAGAAAAGCTTACAGAGGCGGTTAAGAAAGTGCTTGATGATGTGCCTGCGCTAAAAAAGACCGCCGATAACAGCGCAGGTGTTCAAAAGATCGGCGGTGACGGTAACGGTACATCAGACGGTACTAAACCAAATTCAAGCGTTCCGACGAAGAAATGGAACAGATTTAATTTATAAGAAAGGACAATTTAACTATGGCAAACACAAATAACTATGCAGAGCAGTTCAGCCCGGATTTGCTCGAAATTCTTATGCAGGGCACACTTACTTCACCATTCATCACTTCAAATGTAAAATGGGTGGGTGCAAGAACATTCCACTTTACACAGATGTCAACAACAGGCTTTAAGAACCACAGCAGAGAGGGCGGTTGGAACAAAGGCAAATATACACAGACAGATGTTCCTTTCACTTGCGAGCACGACAGAGATATTGAGTTCCTTGTGGATAAGGCAGATGTTGACGAAACTAACGCAACCGCAAAGGTTGAGAATATTTCAAAGGTGTTTGAGCAGACACAGGTCGCACCGGAAACCGACGCACTTTTCTTTTCAAAGGTTGCCGCAAAGGCGCAGGCAACAGACGGCTATCATTCAGCTACCAAGTCAACCGAATGGACCAAAGCAAGCGCTTACTCAAAGCTCAAGACTATTCTTTCTGCCGGCAAGCTCCGCAGATACAAGGCAAGAGGCACACTTGTTGCTTATGTAACATCAAACATTATGGATTGCCTTGAGCAGTCAACAGAATTTACCCGTAAGATAGAGCTTACCCAGATTGCCGAGGGCGGTATGGGAATTGAAACAAGAGTAACCGAGATTGACGGCTGCCCTATTATCGAGGTTATTGACGATGAGCGTTTCTATGACAGTTTCAACTTCAATCCTGCTAACGGTGGTTTTGAACCTGCCACAGGCGGTCACAAAATCAATGTTCTTGTCGCTTGTGGTGATACCTGCAAGACTGTACCGAAAATTTCAAGTATTTACTTCTTTGCACCGGGGGCACATACAGAGGGCGACGGTTGGCTCTATCAGAACCGTACACTTTCCGATACATTTGTTTTTCCTAACGGCAAAGACGGCAAGATTGACAGTGTTTATGTTGATGTTGACACAACGGCGGTTGCGTAATGTATGCCGATTACATTGAACAGCAGGGCGGAGATGAAAACAGCATTATCTCCGCCGCTCACATCGACATTCTGACCTTTAACCGCATTGATTTTGAAAAACTTTCGGAAATGCAGAAGAGAATCATCAGCAGAGTGCATAGCAGACTTACTGCTTTTGAAGAAGAAAATGGCGATATGATTAATTCTTATCTGAAAAATTACAACATCAACGGTGTGGGTATGGAGTTTGGCGCAAGTTGGAATTTGATGTGCATAAGCGGCGTGGCAATTCCTGCGGACCTCTATTCTCTGCTTAAATCAACAGGGCTTTGTTATCCTGCAATATGAGGTGATATGTTTTGAAATTTCCGTCACTTGTAAAAAAGCAGTTCTGTAAAACTCCTGTAGAGGTCACAATCTACGGTGAGGGAATAACCGAGGACGGCTCTCCTGTTGTTGCTTTCCGCTGCGGAGAAATATACCCGTCAGACACCTTATTGCCGAACATTAATTTGGTTGCGGGTAATGCTCATTGCAATATGCAGTCAAAAGCAAAGACAGTATATACAAAAGAACAGAAAATCGTGCACGTGTCTGCAGTGCTGCTTTTTGACGGTGACATTGCTCCCGACACCCCGACTTTAAGCGGTGGCTTTGTAGTGCTTGACGGAGTAAAGCGTAACATCGTACAAGGCATTAAACACCGCAACCCTGACGGCACAGTGAATTTTACGGAATTGGATGTGATTTAGTGAGCTTTTCTGTAACATCAAAAATCAAGCTGAATTTGCCTTTATTAAAGCAGCTTGATAAAGCACAGCAGACGGCATTGCGCAATACCACAGACGCATTGCTTACGCAGATTAAAAACAGTCAGGTTATGCCTTTTGATACAGGTAATTTGCAGAACGAAAGCACATTTGCCGACTACTCAAACCTTGCGAATGGCGAAACCGAAATCGTATCGAGTACACCGTATGCCAGACGGTTGTATTTTCATCCCGAATATAATTTCAGCCGTGAGGAAAACATTGCCGCCGGCGGCAAGTGGCTTGCGCCTTGGCTTAAGGACGGTACACGACAAAACTTTTGTCAAAAGGCATTTGCACGATTTTACAAACAGGAGGCAGGACTTTGATTTATTTATCTGACATAAGGGACTTTTTAAAGACTGTCTTTAAAGCAGAGCATTACTACATCGGTAAACTCGATAACAAACTAGATAAGTCCCTCGGTGTGTACTCTCTCAAGCAGTCGGGCGCTCCTGCAAGGGCGATTGGTGACGAGAGTACATACAACACAATCAGCGTGTCTTTACTCTTGCATTGGAACAACAACGCAAATGAAACAGAGCGACAGGCACGCAATTTATTTGAAACGCTTTATAGTGTAAAAGATGTTGAAATCAACAAACACACAATTTATATTATTGAACTGCTCACACCCGAGCCTGTCGATGTAGGCACAGACGACAAGGGCGTTTATGAGCAAGTCATTGAAGTTAAATTTTATTATGAAAGGATGTAAATAATTATGGCAGTATCAAGTGGAGTTTATCCATGTTATGAAAATCAGTTTGCGGTAGGTAAGGCAGGTACAGACACCGCCACGACAGCAATCGCAAATTGCGAGGAGTTCTCGGTTGCATTTGACAACGGCGTTGAGGAATGGACAGCGTTTGAGAGCGAGGGTTGGAAGTCAAGACTTATGACAGCCAAGAGTGTTACGATTTCTGTAAAGGGCAAGCGTACAATCGGTGACGCAGGCAACGATGAAATTGCAGAGCTTGCGTTTAAGAACGGCACAGCGGTACAGCTCCCGTTCAAGTGGACTTTCCCGAACGGTGCGAGCGTACTCTTCAAGAATGCGGTTATCTCTGTAACAGCAAACGGCGCAGGCGCAAGCACAGGCGTTGCACCTCTTGAATTTGAGGTAATGAGCAACGGCAAGCCCGAATACACACCTACAGCCTAAGGAGGTATAAAGAATGTCAAAAATTATTGATATTACAAACAAGCTCAATTTTGATGAAAAGCCAAAACTTGTTATCAAAGGCACAGAAATTGAGGTCAATAATGACGCAATTTCTTTCATTAAGACTGTTGCGCTTTTTGACAGCGAGGACGGCGTAAAAACATCTGACATCTTATCGGCTCTTGAGCTTCTCTTTGATGAGGAGAACAGAGAAAAGATTGCAAAACTTCATCTCTCGTTTGTCGACCTCTCAACGCTCATCAGAACAGCAACGGAGCTTATTGCTGACGAGGACAGCGAGGGGGAAATTCAGACCCCGGCTACGACTTAATAGATGATTTCGATTTAATCGTATCGAGTTTTAAGTCAGAGTACGGGGTAAGTATTTACTCAAACGATTTTAAAACAATGACCTGGACGGAGTTCAGCTCCCTGCTAAGCGGCTTGGGAGCTGACACGCCTCTTGCGAGAACGGCTCAAATTCGCCTTGAGAACGATAAAAATGTTTTGAAGAACTTTACATCTTCTCAACATAAAATCCGCAATAAGTGGCGTTCACGCACAGCAAATAAACGCTCGCAGGCTGACATAAACACCGCCTTGCACGACTTTGAAATGCTATTTGCTAATATGTAAACATTGCATACAATTTTGTTTATTTTTATAAAAATCTTGACTTTTATGTATATTTTTGGTAATATAAAGAAAATGTGAAATAAAGTAACGTTTTATTATAAAAGGAGAGATTTTATGAACAGCAAATTTTACAAGGGTTTAACAGTCGTACTATTGATACTTGGTGCAGTCGGAGGAATAGCTTTAGGCGCAGTTTTCCAAAGCGTACATACAAATTTTCTAACTGATACCGTAACCCGCAGTTTTAATTTTACTTTAATGCTTGTATGCTGGGTATCAACAGTATTATTATGCCTGATTTTTGGCGGTATTGCTAAAATACTTGCTTATCTTGAAGAGTTGGGTGCAGGTAAAAGCTCAGTAATCGCCAAAACAACAGATTGGGAATGCCCTAAATGTCATTGCATGAATAAAGCAGAGGCGACGGAATGTTCTAACTGCCATTTACCGCATAACAGTAACAAACAGCAAAAACCTGTTAGTAATGACAAATGGGAGTGTCCACAATGCCATTGCATTAATTCTTATAGCAATATAGCAGAATGTCCTAATTGTCATTGGCGACCATAATCTATCCATAATTGATTTGAAAACAATGTAAAAGCCACTCCAAACTATGTAAATGTTGCATACAATTTTGTTTATTCTTATAAAATTCTTGACTTTTATGTATATTTTTGGTAATATAAAGAAAATGTGAATAAAGTAACATTTTATTATAAAAGGAGAGATACAAATGGAAAATCAAAATACTGTGCAGACACAAGAAACCACAAAGTTTTGTAAACATTGTGGTGGGAAAATTGCGAAAGAGGCTGTTATCTGCCCACTGTGTGGCTGTCAGGTTGAGCAAATTACAAATACACAAGGTACACAACCTATTGTTATTAATAACACTAACAATAACACAAGTGCAGCCTCTGCGACAGCGGTCGCCAATGGTGGAATGCAAGGAAAACCTAAAAGCAAATGGGTAGCATTAATTTTATGCATTTTTCTTGGATATCTCGGCGCTCATAAATTTTATGAAGGCAAAATCGGAATGGGTATTCTTTATCTTTTCACCGGAGGCTTATTTATCGTTGGTGTAATTATAGATATTATTGCTTTGCTCGGTAAATCTAATCCGTATTATGTTTAAAAATGTAACATAACAACTAAATAAGCTAATTACAGCGTACATCTTCGGGTGTGCGCTGTTTTTATACCACAGGGTGTAGCATTTTTGCAACGCCCTTATTTTTATGCAGAAAGGATGTGAAACATATTGGATAACACAACCGTGGGCGAAATCGGCTTAAATCTTGTACTGAACAGGCAAGGCTTTTCTAAATCGCTTAATGCAGTGCAGGAGCAGGCAAACAGCGTAAGCAATAATATGAAAAGCTCACTTAAAAAGCTCGGCTCTGCCATTGTTGCTGCGTTTTCGGTAGCGGCGATTAAGCAGTTTGGCCAGCAGTGCATTGAATCGGCGGCACAGGTCAATGCGGCAAATTCTCAGTTTGAGCAGACTTTCGGTTCAATGGAATCACAAGCAAAAAGTGCAATTCAGAGTGTTGCAAAGGAAAGTGGTATTCTCGAAACCCGATTGCAGGGTGTGGGAACGAGTATTTATGCTTTTGCAAAAACCACAGGTATGGACAGTGCCAATGCATTGAATATGATGCAAGAGGCTTTACAGGTAACAGCCGACAGTGCTGCATATTATGACCGTTCACTCGAGGACACCGCAGAAAGTCTTAAGTCGTTTCTTAAAGGTAACTTTGAAAATGACGCCGCACTTGGTCTGTCTTGTACAGAAACAACACGAAACGCAGCGGCTAATAAGCTGTATGGCAAGTCATTTACGGATTTGTCGGAATCGCAGAAACAGCTCACGCTTTTGCAAATGGTCAAGGACGCTAATCAGCTTTCGGGTGCTATGGGACAGGCAAGCCGTGAAGCAGACGGTTGGGAGAATGTAACAGGCAACTTAAAAGAGAGTTGGAATCAGTTGCTTGCGGTTATTGGTAAACCTATTCTTCAAGTAGCAACTAACATTGTGCAAAAGTTGTCATCAGCTATCACAAAACTTACAGAGTACGCCAAAGGGGCGATAAATGCACTTTCAAAGCTGTTCAACTGGGGCGGAGATGATACGGCTGACAGCATTTCAGCCGCTGCAAGCTCGGCAGAAAATTTGAGCAGTGAGGCTGAAAGTAGTTCGGAATCTTTAGAGAATGTTGCAGACAGCTCGGAAAAAGCAAAGAACAGCGTTGCAGGTTTTGACAAGCTGAATGTTATTACTAAATCAGATAGCGGCGGTTCTGATACTTCCGCAAGCAGCACATCGGCAAGCAGTGGTACTTCTGTCGCAAATACTGTTGTTAAAGACACAAACAGCGGTGTTTCGGGTGCTTTTAAAAATCTATACGAAAAGAGCGGATTTAAAGGCTTTGTGGATAATGTTCAAAAGGGCATTAATAAGGTTGATTGGTCAGCTATCGGCAAAAATTGTGAGTCGATATTCAAAAATTCTGTTCCGATAGCTCAAAATTATCTTACACAGGTGCAAAAGGTCGGTAAATCTGCATTCGGTGCGGTAGGTTCATTTGTCGGCGGAGTGGTACAGGTTAGCGGTAAACGGCTGCAAACACTGACGGGCGGTGTTGCAAAATGGCTTGATAAAGACAAGAATAAAATCAACGGCTTTATTGCAACCATTGGCGATAATTTCAGCAAAGGCTACGATAATTTATCGACATTCTTTGAAAAGGGTTTTGATGTCATCGGGCAGAGCGTTGACAGAGTTCGCCCACAAATGGAGGACGCAATTTCAAATCTGCTCAGCGGTTTTACAGATTTCGGCGGTGCGGTCGGAACGATTTTCTCGGAGGGCTTTAGTTTAGCTACCGAATCACTTGTAAAATGGATTGACAATGACGGTGCAACTATCGGAGAATTTTTTGACAATATTCAACTTCAAATGGCAGATGTTATGAACTTCGTGGGCGGCGTATTTTCAGACATCGGTAACTTCCTGCTTGGCTGGTGGGACGGCGAGGGCGGTTCTGAGATTTTTCAGAATGTGTGCGATATGTTCCTTAATATCGGCACAACGCTTATGAATGTTTATAATGATTGGATTATGCCTGCGTGGAATTTCATTGTCGGAGTATTTCAGTCCGCATGGACAGATTGCCTTAAACCGATTTTTGAACAGTTATGGACTGTTTTCGGCAAGGTTTGCGACTGTATTGCAACAATATGGAATAATTGGCTTTCCCCGCTTGTGAATTTCATAAGCGATACATTAGGCCCTGTATTTAATACGGTACTGAGAAATATTCAAAGCATTTTTGAAACAGTATTCAGAGTTATAGGCGATGTTGTGGGCGGTATTTTAAAATCGTTCGGCGGTCTTATTGACTTTATAACAGGTATTTTTTCGGGCAACTGGGAAAAGGCTTGGAACGGTATCAAAGACTTTTTCGGCGGTATATGGGACGGCATATGGGGCATTATCAAAGGCTTTGTTAATCTGATAATTGACGGTATAAACCTATTGTTGACAGGTATATATACGGTTGTAGCCGCTATCGTTAATACTATCGGCGGTATAGCTGACGCAATCGGTTCGATTTTCGGGCAGGAATGGGGTTGGTCAATGCCTAACGAACCTGTTCTTATTCCACATCTTGCAACAGGCGGACTTGTCAAAGCACCGACACTTGCGGTAGTCGGAGATAACGCAGGAGCTAATTCGGGCAACCCGGAAGTTGTTGCGCCGCTTAGCAAGCTACAAGGTATGATTAATACTTCTAACGGCGAGGATACGGTAATTCTCAGCGAAATTCTGTCGTATCTTAAAAAGCTGTATGAGATGTTCGTAATATTCAGAAACAACAGCGGTAACTACTATCAGTTTGTCGCTGAAATTAACGGCAATGATATTTTTAACGAAATCGTAAAGCAAAACGAACTTTATAAAAACCGCCATAACGGCAAATCGGCATTTGCGTAAAGGAGGTGCAGTATGTCAAATTATAAAGGTTATTTACTAAAATTCGGAAATACCGAATTTCCTAATAACTATTTCGCTGAATATTCGTCAACACCTGATCAGCGTATGGACAATGATGCCGAGCGTGACGATAACGGCAGTTTACAGCGTTCAACACTGCCGACAGGTAAGACAAGCATTACTTTTTCTACCCACATTCTGCACTTGAACGAGAAAATCAATATGCAGAATATTATTAATTCTGGAATCGTGAACACAGTACAACGCAAATGTTATGTTACCTACTGGAACGATGAAACAAACTCATATGACAGCGGATATTTCTATATTCCCGATATTGAGTTTTCGGTTATGGACGCAAGCAAGACAGACATCCGCTACAACCCGATAAGCATTGAACTTATTGAGTATTAAGGGGGTGCGGTATGATAAATTTAACAGATGAGGTCAAAAAGCAACTGTTGAACGACAGCTTGCAAAGGGAAATAATTATCAGCTTTCCTGACGACGATATTCCCAACATCACTGGCGAGAATATTGTATCTGAAAGTCTTGAACTTACGCAGGCAATCAGTGACGGTAAGGAGTTTAAACTCGGCGGCTGTATTGCGGGTCAGCTTACTGTAAGAGTGATAAATGTTGACACAGAGCTCAACGGCAAACGCATTAAAGTTATAATGAAACAGTCATACAGCAAGGGGCTTTTATTTCCATCGGATACAGTATTGCCGAGTGCAGATTTATATTGCGGTTATCAGTCTGGAGTTATTGAGATGTCGCTATTCTGCGGTACTGTCAACAGCTCATCAAGACAGAAAAACAGGGCGGTAAAGGAAATTATCGCATATGACGATTTATACCTCGCTTCGCAAAAATACGCTTACAACTACTTTACAAGCCTTGCGATTTATTCGCCAAAAATAAGTTTATATGATTTGAGAGTATATCTCTGCAGCAACTTTTTAAAAGATTATGATTACGAAAACGAATTTACAGGCTTTAATGACAGCAATGAGCTGTCACTGAAATTGGATCTTGTAAAATCGGTTTTCAATGACAAAACCACGATAGCGGACTTGTTGAGTGCGTACTGCGAACTTAACGCTTGTTTTGCAATTATGAGCGGAGAGGGCAAGATAAAGTTTATTCAAATTTTAAATCCTAAAACCGAGGTCGTTGACAACTACAGCAACCTCGACTTTGAGGAATACACAACACGCAGTATTAATCTTATTAAGTTTAAGTACAACAAGGACAGCTATTTTTCGTACGGTCATACAGAAGAAGAAAAACAAAGTTGGTATATATCAGACAACATAATTACTGCTTGCTGTACCGATATTGCAGGTATTGTTACAAGTTTTAACGATAATAAAGGTAACAACTACATCTTTTACAATTTGTATGCTTACAGGCCTTTTAAAGCTGATGTTTACGGTAGGTGGTGGCTCGAATGTGGCGACAAGGTGAGCATAAAAACAGGCTTTACGGACACGGAAACGGTCGACAGTTTTATACTTGAACGAAAACGAACGCTGAAAGGCACTAACGGCATGAGAGTAAGGCTGACGGCAGAAGGTACAGAATATTTAGGAAAGGATGAGATAAATGAGTTACAGCAAAATTAATTGGGTTGACGGAGCTGTTCCGGCGCTGAACGCAACAAACTTAAATCATATGGACGACGGTATCTACAGCAACAGTGTGGATATAGCAGTAATGGGCACTAATACAAAAAAATTATTGAAGAACAAGCTTGACAAAATGCCATTTGATACTGTACCTGTGAAGAACAGTCCTAACTATGTAACGAGCGGCACTGTGTATAACAGTGTTAATTCGCTTAGGCAGACCGTTGTGCAGAACAAAGCCGATATAGAAAAATCGCTTGCAGACAAATATGATGCGGCAAATAACGAAATCGGTTCGGGAGAATTATCTCCGGCGCAGACAATTTATGAGGGCAGTGCGGGAAAATTCGTTTATGTAAAGAACGGCGACGCAGTTACTGTGTCTGTAAATATTACAAGTATGTTGGCGGATACAAACTATTTGCAAATGTCGGGTTTGCCGTTCCCGTCAAAAACAGAAAGTAAACTTGCAAGTATTGCCGTATATTCTACAAAGAATAAATTGCGTAATGTGAGAATAGACGGCTCTTGGATTTATGTCAGCTCAACTGACAAATTTGCAGAGGGCGAAAAAATCAATTTCATTATTACATACATAATCAAATAAGGAGCGAATTACTATGGAAATCAAAGAAAGAATTACGCTTGATATGCTTACAAAAGAGGGAGTGAGCGTATTAAGACAGAGGGTTATTGAAATCGGCGGCACAGAAATGCAGGTCGGCGGTAATGTTCGCAATGATTTTACAAACTGTGAAGATGACAGAAAAATTTTAAAAGAACAGCTTTCGGAAGATTACTACAACGCAGTTATGGCGGTATGGAAGGTATAAATATGTCTTATAAATTTAAAGAAATATGGTGCAATAAAGGTAATTTCACAGGGAGCAACAGAAAATCTTCGGAAATTGATACACTTGTTATTCATTACACCGGCAACAACGGCGACACAGCAGAAAACAACGGTAACTACTTTAAGAATAATGTAGTTGAAACATCTGCACATTATTTTGTCGATGATACAACTGTTGTACGATCTGTCGCTGACAAAAATATTGCGTATTTGCAGGCGGTAAGTGGTTACCAACTGTAAAAGGTTTATCAGACTTCGCAGGCATTGCCGGCGAGGCAATCAGCGGTCTTGCAATCAAAGTAACAAAAGGTAAGATTAAGTACAGAGTGCATATTAAAGGCGGTCACTGGCTTAGCTGGGTTATAGGTTTTAATCTTAATGATGATGTAAACGGCTATGCCGGTATTCTCGGAATGGATATTGATGCTGTACAGATTTATTATACAACTCCTGCTGATGTTAAGTCCGCACACGGCAGCTACTATAAGGCTACATACAGAGTTTCTGCAGTTAATGAAGACTATTACGATTGGCAGCACGATGACGAAAAAGACAGTAAGCAGGACGGCTACGCAGAAACAAAGGGCAAGGCTATTGACCGTATTGAGCTTACTTTAACTTGATTTGGAGGTATAACTAAACTATGAAAGACAATATTATTCAGGCTACTGTTTCAGTAGCTATCGGTGCTCTGATATCATATTTTAATATCTTACTTATCCCAATTCTCGTGCTCATCGCTGTAATGCTTATTGATTATATTACAGGACTGACATCTGCGTACAGAAACGGTGAATTAAAAAGTAAAACAGGTTTAATCGGAATTTTGAAAAAAGCAAGCTATCTCGCTCTTGTGGTTGTTGCGGGTGTTGTCGATTATTTAATCTGCACAGGCTTAGCGGCGGCAAATGTAAATATAGGTGTCACATATTGTTGCGGTTTAATTGTAACGATTTGGCTCATCATCAACGAATTAATCTCAATTCTCGAAAATCTCTCGGAGTTAGGCACGCCAATTCCGAAATTCCTTGTAAATATCGTCCGCCGATTGAAAAATACAGTTGAAAACAAAACCGATACAGACACAAAAGAATAGCATATATAAGTTTAGCCCCTCGCTTATTTGAATTTTAAAATCAAGGTGGTTCAGTAGGTGGCTCAAAATTGAAAAAAGTATAGTGTCTATCGAATGTTTTTAAGATTGTATTTGCGGTTTGGGAGCGTAGACGGACACATTTTTGACCTTTCCGCAAATCCTCAACAAAGCCTTACACACGGCGGTTTCAGCTCTTTATTTTTTCGTTAATTTATGTTATAATAAGGCAACGACCACATAGTATCCCACAGATACTGAAATCACAAAAATTAAATAAATCCGGGTGTGGCGCAGCTGGGAGCGCGGGTGGTTTGGGAGCATAGACGGCATTTCTGACGTTTATCGGTGCCAACCGCCGAAAGCCCTTTAACCGTGCGATTTTTAGACGGTATGGAAAACAAAAAATGGCGGTCAAAAATGTGTTTGACCACAGATTTGACCACTTACATGACCGCAATTTAATAACTATCGGGGTGTAGCGCAGTTGATAGTGCGCTGCATTTGGGATGCGGAGGCCGCGAGTTTGAGCCTCGCCACTCCGACCAAAAAGGCTCTGGAATTGCTTGATTCCAGAGCCTTTTTCTTTGTTTACTGTGGGTCAAATATTATCCTTCTGTACCAGCGAATTCAGCAATTACTTTTACGATGTTATTAAGCATCGGTCTAAAGTTATCAAAATTAATACTTTTGTAATTTGACTGAATGAAATTGGCGAATATTTCTTTCCCATAGTGTTTTTCCTTATTCGCTTTGTCATTCGATGAAAATGTCTTTCCGGCAATAACATGGTTTCTTGTAGTATCATCGAATAAATCCTCTATTTCACATTCTGCTTTTCCGTCTACTAATTGATTTGTCACTAAGAACAAATTGCCCTCATCAATTATTTTCATGCAAAGATCTTCTTTGAGTTTATCTTTATCAGAAGATGATAATCCAATGTGAGAAACAAACGAGTGTAATGGTTTGCACTTATTAGACAACTCATTGTCAAAAATCAAAATTACAGGATTACACAAGTTCTTATCAAAGCATCCGCTAAAAACTTTGAAATAATTTGTATACTTTGGATTCTTGTCCGAAAAAAAGTTGTACAAATTTTTCATGGCATCAGCACCATCTTGGCTCATATGGAAAAAGTATTTGAACCTCTTTGACCTCTTTAAAAAGGACACTTTGAACTCAAAGTGTCCCTCTGGTGTTTTTTCGATGAGTTCAGGATATTCTGTATAAAGGTTCTTTAAAGCTGCCTTTATATATTTAATATCGGTTTTTCCCTCAGTAACAATTACTGGTTTTTCATGTGCAAAAAAATACCTATAAAACAAAAATTTTTGATACTGTTTTTCTCGTCCGTTAAGACAAAACACAGAATGCTGTTGACTAACATCTTTAATGTTATTGTATTTGTCCAATTGATCGATAAAAGCAAATTTTCCTTCCAACTGACTAACTGTTCCTTCAACGCCATTATTGTCAAAACATCCGGTTTTATAGAGAGAATCAGCCATTGCTCTCACTTGTTTGTAATACCTATGATCAACACTGAGTTTTTTGTTTATTACTAGCCCCGTTACCGTTTGGCGTGAATCCCTATATTGAACGCTTGTTTTCTTGGTATTGACTTTAAATCCAGCCCGCTCAACTTCATGAGTTAATTCGTTATAGAAAGGTTCCCATTGTTCAATGAATTTCTTATCATTAGTAGAAAAACTCAAATCATCAGCATATCGGGTATAATCCAAATGATATTTTTTTGCAATTCTTATAATCCTCATATCGAAGGTTTGACAGATATAGTTTGTAATAATAGGCGAAGTTGGCGCACCTTGTGGAAGTTTACCTTGATAGCATGTTAGCTGCGCCATAACAATAGCCAACTCGTGTGGAAGGGCAAAATCGCGGTTTTTCTCAAAGAAACCGCAAACCCTACCGAAATGAAAACTATCAAAAAAATCTTGCAGGTCAATATTTACCACTATGCGCTTATTTCTATGCACCTCGCCGTTCGTAATGATACTTTTCCCTTTTTCGAAAGCGTGTGAAATATTAGTGCGTATATTGTTTTGCTTGCGCAAGAATTGTTGATGGTGTAAAAGAATGCTATAAAGTTTTTCCTGGATTTGCTTAAGATCTCCAGTCGGGGCACAGATTTTTCTTGTTCCCCCAGATTTTTTAGGGATCTCAAATATTTTATAAAAACTATCGACTTTGGCAACATATAAAACGTGAGTCAGCTTGCCATGAGGAATTTCCAATAAATCCGCCAGATCGTTTCTGGTACATACATATTCAAAAGTCATACATGACATCTCCTAAAAAAGCAGCGTATGGCAACTCATTATGCGAAATTTACAGAGATTAAAGAGGCGACGAAGCATGGAAAGACGCAAATGCTCCCACCATTTTAGTCAACGCTTGCGAAACACAAGCCCAAAATCTTGCCATACGCTTGTCAACATTATAACACACATCTCTCCATTATTCAATCATTTATACAAATTATTGCATACATTTGAAATCACATAGCAAGTACAAACGGCACAGAAAAATCCGTGCCGTTTGGTCAGGCCTCTTGCTCTGCCTTGAGCCGTTCTTTTTCCGCCTTGATTTGCGCCTTAACCTCTGCAATCATTTCCGCGAGCTTTTCTTTACATTCCTCGCGCGTTTTCGCGTAGATATTGAGGCTTTCCCGCTTGCCGTAGGCATTGGTCGGAGTGTACCGTCCCTCGTAGAGGTGGTCGTTAATCATGGTGACACAGCCCGTCCCGGGCTTTCGTATTTTGGGCTTGTACGGCGTGAATTCGACCGGGGAGGTATCTTTCCTTTCCTTCCGCGCTATCGTCGGCATTTGGGCATCTGTACCGCCGATTTTGCGGTCAATATGCACTGCCGCCTGCCTTTGCATGGTATCGGTGATATGGCTGTAAATATCAAGCGTGGTTGCCGAGGACACATGGCCTATGGTTGCCGAGAGCGTTTTCACATCCATACCGTGCTCCAGCGCCATGGTAGCAAAGGTGTGATGCAGATCGTGAAAGCGCACCTTTTTACAGCCTGCCCGTTCCAAGATCAGTTGTAACCGTTTTCTAACCGATGACGGATTTCTCGGTCTGCCGTTATCCTTCGGTGACGGGAACATCCACTCCGAATCCACCGTTTCCTTATACGCCACAAGGGTTTTCAAGAGTGACGGTGGCAGAATAACGGTGCGTATCGAGGCTTTTGTTTTCGGCTCCGATATAATCACCTCTGCCTTGATGATATATACCTGCCGTTCGATATGCAGCTCTCCTGTTTTGAAGTTCAGGTCACTCCATTTGAGTGCCAATATCTCACCGCGCCGCATCCCCGTGCCGAGCTCCAGCAAGAAGAGCTCATAGCAACCTTCTTCCTTTGCCTGATGCAGAAATCGGATAATTTCATTTTGCGTGAGCACCTGCATCTCCCGTGCTTTCTTCGGCGGTAGTTGGCATGTATCCCCCTTATCGTTCTGTCCGAAAGTCCCTTTCCGTAGGTTTTTGCGTGCAGTTTTCTTCCGTCTGTCTTTTCCTTTGCGTAGAATTGCTGTAAATCCGACTGTGACAGCCTGTTCAGCGGAATTTTTCCGATTTCGGGAATGATATGATTGAAAATGCGGTTTTCATAGTCGGTTCTTATGGTAATACGGAGTGTGTGTCGGCAGTAGGTCTGATACCAGAAGTCGATCCAATCCCCGAACGGCATATCCGGCTTAATTTTATCGGAAGAGCGTCCGTACTGCTCTTTGAAATTTTCCAGCTTTGCACTGCATTCCGTTTTCGTCTTGGCGGTTACGCATTTTGTAATCGGCTGACCTTTCTCGTTGTAGTCTATAACAACCCGGCCTTCCCACCGCCCGTCTTTTCGCAGGCGGAGCGTTCCATCCCCATTTTTTCTGCGCTTAGCTATTTTTATCCCCTCCGTCCGACATAATCTCATCCATAAAGTTCCCCACGATAGCGGAAGCGTTTCTCTGCATATCGGTGGTCACATGGGTGTAGGTGTCCAGCGTAAAGCTGGCGTTGGTATGCCCGAGGATTCCCAACA